AGTCCTGCCCCATTAGAATATTCTCTCAAATTGTTTAATGAAGAGCTCTATCGAGAAAAGATCGTTGAAGCTGGATTGAAAGCTTATGATTTGGAAAAACAGCGGACATATCATGAATCAAATATAGCGTTTATCCGCCTTATTAAGCTTCAATTGGCTTCAAAAGAAGTTAAACATACCTTCCACATAAAGTTCATTAAAGGAGTTGCATACCTAATGCTAACCAAGCTGAGTAAAAGATTTGGATGTTTGACATCAGCAGAAGCTTCTAATACCGCCCTTGCACGATTAGATGATGTAATTACTGCGTACAAGGCCATTGGTGTTAAGTCTAACACAGTTGCCATACAACAGACTATGGTACAGAAGCAAAGAACTGATGATATGATCACACCAGATGTCTTCCAAATGAATGATGCGTATATAATTGCCCGATATATAAGGAAGATCGAGGCAGATCGCATCAATAAAATATCAGCTTAGGAAAGCAGCCATATAGAGTCATTCGATCCATCAACGTTCGCAAAACTACCATCATCTTGTGTTTGTGTGCCCGAACGTTGTGACATTGATAAAATGAAGGGAGTGTACCCTTCTAAAATACATGGACGAAATGACTATGCTGATTTGGCACACGTAACATGTAATCACGAGGATGAGGAGCACATTGCAGCTGATCAAATCTTTCCACTCATTAAAACTGGACAATGGTATACCCCAACAATCAAGCACCATTGCCCCCGCACAGCCTTAGCATCTTCTTTGCGGGCTTGCTCTAATAAAGTGTGGTATGACCAACGAGTATTTGAGCAGTATGCATCTTGGTTTAGAAGGTGCTTTATACCAAAATTCATGGATTGTTTATCTCAAGAGTTGTGGACTGTAGATTTGGACACTTGGCTTAAACGATATCCTTTGGGGTACCGTGTAAATGCCAAGGAGTCAATTTCCAGAGACAAACAGACAACTCTAGGTGACCTTGATTTTCAGTATGAAGCTTTTACTAAAGTTGAGATGCAATTTACTACTGTTCCACATGATCTGAAAGAAACATCATTGAATGATACTAAAGAAAGACAGATCTGTGGACCAAAAATGGAGAAGAAAGTTTATGCTAATCCATTTATAAATATACTCGAAGAAGTAGCTACTAAGTACTTCAAACCATACTGTGGGCGAGCTAATTGGCTACAAATCTGTGAATCTCTAGAAAATATGGAGAGCGAGCTAGCAGATTGTATATGGGGAGCATCTGATGGTAGTGGCTTTGACATGACACAATACCCAGCAATGAATGAGTTAATGAATGAGTTGATGGAAAAATCAGCTTATCACCCAAATGTCCATTGGAACGAACCATTAAGCATTGACCGATTCCTTGAAGTTATTCGGGGAAGTATCACCCTCCATGTATCGTTAGACCGCGGAGATCTTAATTATCAGGCGGTAGGACGAGCATCTGGAGATGGATGGACTACATTCGGGAATACTATGCTAATGGCTAGTTATTGGATGTTCACTTTCCATAAAGCAAATATAGATTGTTATGGATTGAAGGTGAAAGGCGATGATGTTCTATTTTGTTTGAACAAACATCAATTAGGGCGATTCCAAGAGGCAGTTAAATATGTTTTTACTGATAGAAAGGATGAACACTGTCATGGTTTAGGGCAAATCTGTAAGAAAATAGATTATGGACCCTTGACAGATTTGGACTTTTTATCAAATGAATTCTTTTTAACATCCCAAGGAAAATACAGAATGACTAGGATCCCCGCCCGAATCATTCAAACTAATTCTTGGACAACACGACTACCAAAAAACAATCAGACTTTTGTTTCTAGGCAGGAGTTGTGTTATTCAAAAGGAAAATGTCTAAAAGCCTGGGCTGATGGTTTACCAATATTCTCTAAACTTGCAGATAAGATGATAGAATTAGGTAGACCTGGGAAACTGTCCAGTTATGATCCTTATGCTGATGAATTTAGGATCTGGCACCAAGGTAGGGATGATAGAGAAGCGTATCTCTATTATTTGAACCACCGGTATCGAATCACAGGTGAAGAGGTGCTACAGATAGAGAAAAAGATTGATCGAGTAACGACTCTGTATGGCTTGATCGATGTCCCTGAGTTAGAGCGACTTTACGAAGTCCCTGTTTTGAACTAGAACAATATGCTGGTCTTTGAGAGCGTCCACCTACTGGTACAAGTGAAACAATTATACACTCCTTAATCAGTGTGTATATGGATTGAAGCTTTAAGTGGTAGGAAGAGACCCCAAACACTTCTGGTATTGATGTTCCTAACAGAGCAGTGAAGTGGTTCGTGAGAGAGACAGTGGTGTGACTGGG